GTCGAGGTCGCAGTAGCCGCTCTGCAGGATCAGCGGGCACGCCGATTTGCCGTGCCGGTCCTTGAACATCGACTGCTGCGGCTCGGTCAGATACCCCGCGCGCGTGAACGTCGCCGACCACCAGGTGCCACGCTCCGACCAGTGGCACTGCGCAACCCGCACCCGCGTGCGGCTGCTGTCGGTCCAGACCATGTAATTCGGCCGGTCGGCATACTGCGTCGCGTCCTGGCCGGAGTAGGCGAAGCTGTCCTCGACCACATCGCCCGCGTCCGGGTACATGTCATACAACTCGTCGCGGTCCATCCAGATCACGATGCCCAGATAGCGCGCATCGAGGAAGTCGTCCTGGCGCGAGTGCGGGTCATACCAGATGCGGTCCCACGGCACCTGCTTGAGCGTGATGTTGCAGCCGCCCTGGCCGTCGTCCTCGAGCCCGACCTCGAGGCCGCCGAAGCCCTCGACCAGGATCTCGTTGAACACCTGACTGCGCAGCGGCTGGAAATCCTGGTCGTCGGCGATGTAGCGCAGCGCCTGGGTGGCGGCGTCGGCGCGTTCCTCCTCGGTTGGAGTTCGGGGAAATGCCTTCGGATCGGTGCGCGCCTTGCGCTCCAGCCCGCACAGCAGATCGACCTTGCGCCGGCAGTAGTTGAACGTGATCGGCGGCTGGCCGCGCGCGTTGAGCACGTCGAGTTCCGCCGGCGTCCACTGCTCGCAGTTGACGTATGCGCGGTAGAGTTCAGACGCCACACGACTGTCCTGCGTCGAGCGTTCCGCTTCCTCAAACCAGCGGATCAGGCGCGCGTGCTGATCGTCCGCATCGCGCGGGAAATCGGTGGCGTTGCCGTTGTATTGCGCAACGGCAGCGGGCCAGTCATTGGTGCGGCTTAGAGGGATGGTGGTGACTGACATGGGTAAAGCCATAAAGCGACTACAGGACGCAAGGGGAGCGTTCGAGATTTACTGCGACTCGCATACCAGCGAGACGGTAGATCGTGCGGTGTTCGAGCGACTGTTCGCCGATCTACTTGACGCCTATACGAAAGTCGCGGGCCCGGAAAAGGCAGCGCAACATTTCCGAGAGATGGCCAGCGCTCTGCGGTTGATGATCAACTGATCCGCGTCACGGCGGGTTATTGCGCCTCTGTGCCTGCGTCATCTTGCCGCGCGCCGTGCCCTGCTTCGTGGCCTTCAGCGAGCCCTGCCTCAGGTCACCGGCCTTCTGCAGGCTGGCAACGGCGATCGGATACGCGCTGCTGCTCTTGACGCCGCGCGCTTTGATGCGGCTGACCGCCTTGTCGAGGATCGGTGGCATCACACGTCGCTGCCGGCGCCTGGCCGGGTCTTGAACGCGGGTTCGCGCCGCACCGGCGCCTTGTTCACCGACGCGCCGGGCGAGGTCTTGAACGCCGCCGCGTTGCCGGGGCCTGGCGCTCTGCTGGTCCTGGCCGGCGGTGCGCTGCCGGGAATGCGGCCGCTCGGGTGTGCGGGTTCACGAATGGCCATCTGCGTTCTCCTGTTACCACGGTTCCACATTGTAAAGTTTGTATAATTCTTGCCGTCGTTTGCTGGCCTGATTTCGCAGAGATGCGTCATTGTGCCTGCTGTGAAACGCCGCCTGCTGACGCTCATACATCCCGGTGAGAGCGTTTCTCACGGACTGGTCGCGCCAGTAGTAATCCAGATGCGCGCCAATCGCGGCGGCCATTGCGCGCGTCAGCCTTTCCCAGTCCTCAGGCGCCAAATGGACAGATGGCGGATCTTCGCTGAGTTCCTTTGCTGCACGCTCGGCAATCGCCCTGCCGATTTCATCTTTCAGCGTGGTGTCCTCCTACGGGATCGGCGTCGGCGTGCCAGTGATGGTGATGGTGCCGGCGACGGCCTCGCCCGCGATCACCGTGATGTCGAGCAGCGTGACCAGGGTTTTGACACCGGCACCGATGTCGGCGTCCGCCGTTGCGGTGATCTGCGCGGCACCGACCGGCCCGACCGCGCTGATGGTGCAGATGGTGCTGTCGTCGACATCGACCGCGACGGTGGCCACGGTGGCATCGCTGGACGCCCACGCGACATCACCGTCGACCACAGCGGCGTTGCCGCCGGCATCGACATAGGCGACCTGGGCGGCGACCTGCATGCCCACGGGCAATGTGTAAGCCATATCCCCAACTCCTGTTGCAACGAATGATCCGTATCGTGCGGTGACGATGACGTGGCCGAGGGCGGGCGCCGGGGCCAGATACAGGTTGAGATCGACCGACCCGCCGATCTGCAGCGTGATGGTGTTGGCGGTCATTCCTGCTAAGGTCCGCGCGACGGGGCTAGGCTGATCACCGAACACCCGGCGCTCCACGCCGGGCCGCCCCGTCACCCGTCTACGATCGGCGCTGGCGTGGCCTTGCGCACGGCCTCGGCGTAGTCATTGAGCCAGCCGCGCAGCCATTCCCATTCCACCTTGTAGCCGTGGCTGGACGCGCTCTCGGCCATGGCGTCGGTCCATTTGTCGATGTCGTCGCCCGCCTCGCGCACGAACTCGCGGCCTGTCTTGCTGCGATCGGTCATGCGGGGTTGCAGATGCGCGGGGACGCGAGCAGCGCTGCCATCGGGCTGCAGAACAGGCGCCGGATGATCGCCGACCCAGGTGCCGTCGTTGGTGGGCATGCGGTGTCTCCCTTGAAGGTGGAAGGATCACTCATAGGCGCCCCAGCAGCAGCAACAGCAACAGCACGACCAGCACGATGCCGACGACGCCGAAGCCGTAGGGGCTATATCCCGGATAACCCGCCCAGCCGGTGCGATAGCCATACCCGCCGCTGAACAGGACCAGTACCAGGATCACCACGACGATGAGGGTGAGCGGGCTCATGCGACGAACAGCGGCAGATCGGCGCCCGACCAGCGATCGACGCGGTGGTCGATGTGCGCCGCGGTCTCGCGCTCGATCAGGATGGCGTCGAAGCCTTCGAGCATCGCTGCTTCTCCTGTGGTTCCGCTGCCGGCGAACGGATCGAGGATCGTGCCGCCGGGCGGGGTAATGAGCCGGCACAGCCAGCGCATGAGCGCGACGGGCTTGACCGTGGGGTGGCGGCTGTTGGCGCGGTCTGCGGCGGTTGCCTTGGCGCTGTAGAAGAACCGGGATGCGGCGCCGGAATTTGTCGGATTCGCCGCCTTAGTGCCGCCAGGCATCGGCTGGTATATGCCAGAAAACTTTGGCTTTTTGTGTTCCCACTCGCAATTTCCGTGCGTTGTCTTTTCACCGAACGCTGCGAACGCCGCTTCCACTTCGTCGCTGCCATCGTGCAATAAATTACTCGGCCATCTTCCTTTGGGCGCGGTAGCGTCGAGCGCGCGCTGCATCTGCGGCCCGTCGCTCGGCCTTTGTCTTGTAGATGGCGTGTTCTTGGCTGTGATCGTATCGCCGCATGCAACGCAGGTTCGCGAGTGCGTTGTCGAGTTTGTCGCCGTTGATGTGGTGGATGTCGTGGGCTGCTGGGATTGGTCCGTTTGCATCTTCCCAGACGCGCCGGTGCTCAAACTGATAAGCGTATCTGCCGCCGACGTTCCATCGGAGCATCCAGTATCCAGCCTGCTGGTATCGAGTGGGAGCATCACGTCCCTTGCGCTCGTAGTCGGCGCGGCATGCCTTGTCGCAGTAGACGCCCTTATTGCCGGTGTTCCATGTCTCTTGGCGCTGTCCGCATGCTCTGCACACGAACTGCAAAGGTGATGATCGTTTGCCCATTCCGGCATTGTATCATCAGGCCGCTGGCCGGTCACATTAATCCTACACGCATCCACATTAATCGCGCCCGTCCCATGCGCCAGGACATTCGCCGCGACGGTGCCGGAGTCCAGCGGCTTGCGCGCGAGGCATATTGGTTCCCATGCGGGCTTGAGCGCCGTTCCCCAACCGGCCCATTGCGCTGCCTCGGGTGTGGCGGGGGCTGTGATGGGCACGTTGTCGCCAATATCCCGAATGCCGCCGTCGAATAGCCGGCAATCCAGGCCGCCCGTTCGTGTGTGGCCGTCGTGGTGCTTTCCGCGCTGTCCCACAACCTCCCGCACCGCCCCAGCCGCCTTGTCGATTCCCTTGCTCACGTCATGCGATTTCGGAAACCCCGTGCCATACAGCCACATGAGCGTGTCGCGTATTTCAAACCCCGCATCCTCGATCGCCACGGCCATGCGGTGAAACGTCCGCGTGCCGCCGAACGCCACGAGATGCGCGCCGGGCTTCATCACGCGCAGGACCGCTGACCACGTATCGGGATCGGTCGCAACGCCCTGCCGGTCCCACGCGCGGCCCATGAACCCCAGCTCATACGGCGGATCGGTGACGACGGCATGGACGCTCGCGTCCGACAGCGTGCGCAGCGCCTCGCGGCAGTCCCCGGCGATCACCCGCAGCGTCATGCGGTGCGCCATCCCCTCGGCTCGGCGTCCTCGTGCGCCCGCCGGAACGCGGCGTCCCAGGAGTCGCGGACGACAGGCTTCTCGGCGTCGCGGATGAAGGGTCTGCTCATTAGTCCGTAGCGGAGGGCGTCGACCGAATGATCTTCCGCATCCGTATCAATATCTTCGGGTCTGGCATCGTCGTGCTGCATCGCGGGCAGCGTGCGGATGAGATCGCGGCACGTCGAGAACATCAGCAGCATCGGGCGTCCGTCCGCATCGCCGACCAGCCGCGAGCGCACCTGATCCCAGCCGCCCATGGCCCCTCTTTGCGGAACGCGTTTATTATCCGCCGGGCGCCAGATCACGCCGCGCCCGATCATGCGTTGCGCAATGCTCGGTCCCCCATCCTCGGCGAACATCGCGGGGTCGGCGACACCCACCATTGGCACCGGGTCATCGGCCTCGCGCTCCTTGATGCCATCCGCCACGGCTTCCGCTGTCAGCTTCAACCCCACGTTGGGTTCGCCGGGTCGCATGCCATACCATTCGCGATAGAGCACCAGGGCGCCGCGCGCGATGTCCGGCATTGAGCCGTCGCTCACCGCCCACCAGTGGCAGCAGAACGGGCGCGCCGATCCCCAGTCGAAGCTGCGGAAGCGTGCCCAGTGCGCCGGCAGCGTGCGCGGCGCGATGACGTGGCGGTCCATGCTGAACTCGGGGAAGAAGCTTCCAGCGACAACTTGCCAGTCGCCGAACAACCACGCTCTGACGAGTTCCGGTGATCCCGAGGCTTTAAGCCGCTGCACATAATCTTCGCCGAGGTATTTGTTGTCAGTGACACGCGACGGCAGATAGATGCGCTCCAGGCCGGTGTTCTTGTCCTTGATGATCTTCCAGCCAGCGGGCTCAGGATCAATCCACCTGGCTTTGCACCATTGATGCCCAGGACCGCCTGGATTGCCCGTCAGCCGCATTCCGACAGGAACACCAGCGCCAGACCGCAGCGTCGCCATCAGCTTCATAATCGGCGCCGGACTGGGGAAGTTGCCCACCTCCTCCACGTAGACGCGGGTCGTCGACCAGCCCTGGTAGCTCTCCGCATCGGAGTCACGTTCGAGGTAAGCGAATGTCAGGCGTGCCCCGTTCGGCATCGTCACGCGCATGGGGTTGATCGTCTGCGTCGCGCCCAGTTTGCCGTAGATGTTGCGGGCCGCCTCGAACAGCTCCAGCAGCTCCACGCGCGTCCTGCGCACCAGGAGGCCGACAGCGTGCTCGCCGTATTGCGCCGAATGCAGCGCCCAGTCGCCGAGCACCGCCATGCTCTTACCGCCGCCTCGCGCGCCACCGCCGAACACCTCGAAGATGGGACACTCGACGAACGCCGTCTGAAAGCCTGGCTGCGGCTCCCAGATAATCTCCTGCGCTGCCGCTGGAGCCGCGCGTTGGTTTCGCTTGGCCATTTATGGTAACGTGCGGGACGACATCAGTGTGTCACCACCGATGCCGCCCCTGACCCGAGATCCCGCTGAGAGGGAACGCAGGCTATGCCATATAAAGACCCCGAGATGCGTCGCGCCAATAGACGCGCTTATTACCGCGAGAATACCGAAAAGGTTGCGGCGCAGAACAATAAATCCAGGCTGAAGAACATCGATAAGGTGCGGGCGCACGATGTGGTGCGCGGCAAAACGCCAGAGCGACTGAAGATGCATCGGGTGCTGAATCATAACCGATGGGCGGCCCTTCCTGAAGGCGAGAAACAACGGCTGTCCGCAATAAGACTCAACAGAAAGATCAGACGGCAAGAGGCTACAGCTGGGCGTCATCGCCCCGACATCTGTGACCTATGCGGCGAAGCAGGGCGCAATGGTGCAGGGATGTATTTCGACCACTGCCATCGCAACAACCATTTCCGCGGATGGATCTGTTGGCGATGCAACATCACACTAGGCCATGTCGGCGACAATGTCGGCCTGTTGCGTAAGATGATCGCGTATCTTGAGCGTCACAAGGAGAACACGTCGCCGCAACTCGCGTTGTCCGGCGTGTAGTCTCACCCATCATCGGGTTCGGCATTGACCGTCTTGGGTGTGTGCAGTCGCAACCATTCGGCGGTGCTTTCGACAGGCGACGGCGCACGAATGACATAGCTGATGGGTGCGCCATCTGGGCCGCTGATCTCTGCTCGATCAGTCTGACCCAGGAGGTTCTTGCCCAGCCAGATCAGCATCGTGTCGCTGCCACCGGTCGCCCGCTGCCACTGGAGCCGACGAAGCGTGGCGCGACCCTTGCCCTTGCCGCGTTCCAAGAACTCGCGGAACTCCGCGTCGTCGCGCTTGCGACGCCACAGCGTATCCACCGAGACGTCGAGAACAGCAGCCATTTCCTCGTCGGTGCAGGCGATGCTGGCCAAACGCTCGACCGTCGCGAGATCGATAGGTTTCGGGGGCGCCCCGCCCTGGCCCTTGGGGGGGCCGGGCTTTTTAGGAGTCCGCACAAGATCATCCATCACGCGGCCTCGGCTGGCGTTGGTGCGCGCTCGGCTGCGGTGTCGGCGAACGAGCGGCCGGTGAGCGCGTGGGTTGCCTGCTGGCCGGTGAAGTTCTGCCAGCGGAGCAGCGCCACGTCGACGTAACGCGGCGCGATCTCCATAGCGAGGCAGGTGCGGCCGTTCTTCTGCGCGCTAATGAGTTGCGTGCCACTGCCGCACATTGGTTCGTACACCACATCGTCGGGATCACTGAACGCCGTCAGCATCTCGGATACCAGGTCGGCGGGGAATACTGCCGGATGATCGCCAGCCACGCCGATACTGCCATGCTGGCGTAGCACACGGATCACGCTGTCGCCGATTTTGGTCGCTTGGTAGGGTTTGCCAAACACAGTTGACGGACCGACCACGCCGTTTGCTGCGCGCAATCCTTTGCCCTTGTGAATTTCGCCGGCATGTTTGCTCTGGTGCGTTTTCCGCGCACGCTCCGCAACGTGGTTGAAGTGGAATATCCACTCGTGCGCTGGGGCCAGTCGACCATTCCAATCGCCTGGCAGACCCGGCCCCTGGTCCCAGACATACCAGCCGAAACGGCGCCACCCTTGCTCGCGCATCCAAGCAATCCAGCCGTCCCAATATGGCAACCATTCGCCATCGCGATGCACCATGCCGAGATTGACCAGAAGCTGCGCCTCGGGCTTCACGGGCAAGTTCGCGAACACGCCCTGCATCAGCGCGTCCCAGTCACCGACGCCGGTTTCGTAATCGCGCTGGCGCAGATACGGCGGTGAGGTAAAGCACAGATCGGCCTGCACGCCCTGGGTCAGCAGCGCGACATCAGCGGCACTCGTTGCATCGCCGCACACGAGGCGGTGGCGGCCGAGCGTCCACACATCGCCGAGCACTGAGACCGGCGCGTCGGGCGTTGGCGGCACGTCGTCGGGATCGGTGAGGCCGGCGGTGCGATCGGCGAGGATGGCGGCGAGTTCGTCGTCGGAGAACCCGACCAGCGACAGATCGAAGTCCGCGGCGCCGAGTTCGCTTATTTCCAAGGCTAGAAGGTCGTCATCCCAACTGGCCCAACTCGCAGACTTGTTCGCCAGCAGCCGGAACGCCTTGATCTGCGCCTCGGTGAGATCATCGGCCAGCGCCACCGGCACATTGGCGAGGCCCATCTTGCGCGCTGCCTTGAGGCGCAGATGGCCGTCGACAACGAGGCCGTCAGACTTGGCGACGATGGGAATGCGAAACCCAAACTCACGGATGGCACCGACCATGCGGTCGACGTGCTCATCGTTCTTGCGAGGGTTCCTGGCGTATTCGACGAGCCGCTCAATCGGCCACTGCTCGACCTTGAGAGCGTCGCTCATGCGCGATCTGCACCAGCAAGCGACGCGTGGCTTGCTGCCTGAACCGCAGCACCGTGGCGAAATAGTCCTGGATCAGCTTCACGCCGCCATCTGTCTCGACCACCTTCGTGGCCGTCTCGATCATCTTGTGACAGCGCGGGCAGAGCGGGATGAGATTTGACGGGTCGTTGTTCTTGGTAAGCCGATACGGAATGATGTGATGGACCTGCAATCGACGCTTGCCGCGTTGAAGGGTGCCACACCAAGCGCAGAACGGCGCTTGCCTTACGACCTCGACCGAGATCGGTTTCCATAAGCGACCGCGGCTGCTCTCTGGCGGTGTCTGCGCCAGCCATCGATTGTAGCAAGGGCGGCGGCAGAAGTTGCCACTGGAATTGCTTGTGCCTTGAACCGTGCGAAGCGGGACCGTGAACGCTGCGCCACACATGCGACATTCGCGCGGCACTTGCCTTGAGGCACGCGGAACCCGAGGCGGAAGCAGCGCCTTTCGTGCAGCCGATCTGGCTTTGACGGTCCGGAGTCCAATGCTGCCGTTTCGGCGACGGGCGCATGAGACGCAACGCTCGGAGGGATTGTCCTTTCTGACCGCTTCCAGCTTGCCGCAGTCGCAGCACGTACGCTGACGCGACCAGGCGTTCCGATTGAGCCGTTTCATACCGCAAGTGTAGCATATCCAGCATCATATGGTCAGAGGTTTTACCGGCTCGGACAAGTGCGGATCAGTCCAATTTCCCTGCGGGGGCGAGGTCGGCGACCGCCACGTGCACGTCCTGCAGGCGGCCGAACAGCATGAGCGTGACCACCGCCCTGTCCCTGTTGATGCCGACGATCTGGCCGGTGTGGCCGCGGAAGGGACCGGCTGCGACTGACACGGCATCCAGAGCCCGTAGGAGCGCGCTGGGCGGCGTCGGGCTGCGCCGCCGCTCCTCACCAGCCTGCAATGCCTCGACGGCGCCTACGGGGCACGGGACGGGCTGTGTGTCGGTGGTGATGATACCCAGCACTCCGGGGGTATGCTTGATCGGGGCCCAGGGGTCGGCGTCGCGGTCGAATGCGGTGAACGCATAGCTCGGGAAGAGCGGGACCAGGACGGTGAGACGTTCCCGGTGGGCATGGCGGTTCCAGCGGGTGGTGGCGACGAGCGGGCAATAGGCGCGGAAGCCCTGCTCGGCGATGTGAGTGACTGCGGCGGGTTCCTGGCGATGCAGGCAGCGGACGACGAACCACTGGATGCCACGGCTACCGCGGGGCTGTCGCGGGCGGAGTGTGGTGCCTGCGCATCCCTGTGGCCGAATGGCTACAACCGGGTTGTCGGTCAGGTCAAGGGGCATGGCGGCGGAACGCTGCGGCGAGGGCTTGGACATCGGCGGGATCTCTGCGGACGATTTCGTCGACCTGCTTGGGGCTGACGCCGATGGCTTCGAGTTTGCCGATGAGGAACAGCGCGTTGGCGTCGGCCTGCTCGAGGGCGCGACAGCGGGCGCACAGGACGAGCGCGAAAGGCCCCAGCTCGCGGCCCAGGCGTTCATACGTGACCTGGACGACGTCGAGCTGGCGGGTGCTGTCGCCGCAGTGCTGGCATCGACGGGACGTCGGCAGCGGCGTCGCATAGGCATCGACGTCGGCGTCGTCCTCCTCGCCCCACTCGGCCCAGTAGGCATCGGTCATGGCGCGATTCCCATCGCTCGGTGTGCAAGGTAGGCGGGATATTGCGCGCGCATGGCCTTGAGGTGTTCGCCGCTCAGCGTCGCGTTCGGCCGACCGGAAATTGCGGCGAGGGCTGCCGCGGTTGCCGCCTGGTTCTTCTCGCTGGGCCACGCTCCTGGGGCATAGGCGGGGCGTCGCAGGGACCTAGCGAGGGCCAGGACGGCGATGCCACTATCACCGGCCGCCTTCAGTTTCTCATTCGATCGCTCACGGTCGGCCTTGACCTCGGCCTCGGTCGGCGCAGCGTCGGACTTTCTTCCTACCAAGTCAGAATCCGAATCCTGGCTTGCTTCGTGCGCGCCCGCGCACGTCTTAGGGTTTTCTTTCTTGGTTCTCTTAAGGGTCGGGGCAACATTTCGGGAAAAT